CGTCATTCATCCGCTGGACGCCCTCACTGGGCGACGGCTACGGCGACGGCAACGGCGACGGCAACGGCTACGGTCGCAGCGACGGCAACGGCAACAGCTAAACAACCGAACCCCCGGTTCGCCGGGCCTTTTTACAAAGGAGCAACACAATGAGACACGGTTTTTCAGACGAAACCTCGCTGGACATTACCAGCGAAGAGTTCGTTCGGTTCGCCACTCAAAAGGTGGCGTACTTGGCGACATTGCTCCAGCCGGAATGGCTGGATCGGCAAAAAAAGCTATCGCCCACCAAGTGGGCAATCAACGCCATGTTCCAGATAGAACAGGCGATTGACGGCGCTAGCTTCTCGCTGCGCCCTGCCGACGTGACCGATCAGCAGCGTGACGCCGCCGCCCCGGTCCTTGCCGCCGCCCGCCAGCTGTTGGCGAGCCTTAAATAACCACAGCCCGCCATTCACCGGGGCTTTTTTAGGAGGGGGAAATGATAGTAACCAGCAGGCAAAGAAACCTGAAAACAGGCGAATCCGTTGTTTTTGGGTTCGAGGAAGACGAGCGGGGGAAATCACAAATGATCCCCGCGCTGCAAACCAAAGATGGGAAAACCCATAAATTTTCTATCCCCGGCGTGGACGATGGGTTCGAGAGCGCCAAACAACTCGTATCTATTTGGCGCGCCCGTGGCGACGCAATCTCTTTTGGATAAGCCGATGAACAACAACATCACCCACCGGCAGGTCATGGACCGCGCCAGAAACCGCATTGAACCGCCGCCCATGGCGACGTACTGCGAACCCTCGCAGCGGGCCATCATCAGTGCCCGTGACCAACAGGCTGGACAGCGCATCGAACGCAACAGCGCCGAGGCGATGGCGCTGTTGCGCCGACTGGAGAAAGAGCCAGTGCCGGAACTGGAGGAACTGGAGGACCCGGTGTTCAACGCCGAGTTCATCGCCGGCCTGATTGCTGGCCTGATTGCCGGCGTGTCGTTCAGCGTCATTGTGGCCGGCGCGCTGATTCTGGGAGACAGGCTATGAGCGATATGGACGCTGTCTTCCAGGCGCTGGCTGTGCTGGCGAAACAGAACCGCGAGCTGTCCGACCGGGTCGCCGAACTGGAAGCGGCCCGAGACGATCACCACGAGCGCCTGACCGCCCACGGGATGCTCTTGACCGCGCCCCGTGCGGTTGCCGTGCTAAGCCACTACCGGCGCCAGTTGGCGGGGATTGGTGGCGGGGAGGCCGCATGAATCCCTTTCGCATCCACGACGAAGACGCGATCAGCGATCTGCGCATCGAGCAATTCCGCGAGCGCCAGTACCGCGCCATCCTGGCCAGTCACCCCGACTGCCGCGACCCAGCCCATCCGGGTTGCGAGCGCTGCGAAGACCGCGACGGGAATCCACTCGAAACCGAACAGGAGGAAGCGGCATGACCGCGCCCGCCAAGATTGACATTGCCAGCAGCCACCGCGCCCGGATCGGCTGTTCCAAAATCGCTCAGGCGTTGGGCGTCTCCCAATGGGGGACGCAATTCCAGCTCTGGGAGTATTACACCGACAAATCACCCTGGCCGGACATCGGCAACCAGTTGCGCGTCGCTCTGGGCGAGCCGATGGAAGACGTTTTGCGCCCGTTCGTCGCCGCCCGTCTGGGCCGCGATCTGCGCCGCGACCGCAAGGAATACCTGCATAGCGACCTGCCGCTGATCGGCCATGTGGACTACCGCGCCAGCGCCCTGAACGGCGAGAATCGCCCCGTGGTGGACATGAAGACCTCGCTCGGCTGGGGTTCCCGCAACCGGTTTGGGGCCGATGGCACCGACGAGGTGGACGATGACGTGCTGCTCCAGATGCAGGGCTATCTGCTGCTGACCGGGGCGCAAACCGCTTACGTTGCCGCGCTGGTTCCCGGCCCTGAACTCAAGATTTTCCCGGTTCAGGCGGATCTGGAAATCCACGCCATGATCGGCGAGGGGCTGGAAAACTTCTGGTGGCACGTCACCAGCGACACCCCGCCAGAAATCACCACCAATGCCGATGCCGCCCGCCGATGGGCGCAGCACACTGCCGGCATCACCGCTACTGCCGATGCCGCCGCCCTGGCGATTCTGGACGATTTGCGGGCGGCCAAGGCCCGCGCCAAGGCCGCTGAAAAGGAACAAGACGCCCTGGAGCTGGCGCTGAAACTCCGGATCGGCGACGCCGAGGCGCTGCTCGGCGCGGACGGCAAACCGCTGTGCACTTGGAAGACCCAGGCCAGCGCCAGAATCGACTCGACCCGGCTCAAAACCGAAGCGCCCGAGCTGTACAAAACCTACACCAAAACCACGACCAGCCGGGTGCTCCGGCTGAAAGGAGAGAAGTGATGGAGACCACTAGTTTGGTTATTTGGGAATTCATTGGGCAAGCAGACTGCAACCACAATAGCAGAGTGGCTTATGCGCTTTCGCAAGGGGGGCGTGAAGTGCCTAATCCTTTGCACGTCTTTGATAGAGCGTTTCCTAACGAGAAGATTTGGCATATCAGCTCTATTAAATCGATAGGCTTTCTTGACACGTGTGCTGCCGCGTCCTGTACAGACGCCCTGCTCGTTATGATTGTTAAATCCATCCAGGAGCAACCCCAATGAATACCCCAGCCCACCTTGAAGCCCCCGTCGCTACCCAGTACAGCGACGCCAATGACGCCATGCCCACCGACTTTGACCGACTGATTCAGTCCAGCGTCAACCAGCTGATGTTCAACGACAGCAAGATGGACCGGATGCTGCGGACGGCTGAGATTATGGCGTCGGGAAAAACCACCGTTCCGGCGCATTTGCGCGGTAGCGTCGGTGATTGCATGGCGATTGTGATTCAGGCCGCGCAATGGAACATGAACCCGTTCAGCGTGGCCCAGAAAACCCACCTCGTGAATGGGGTTCTGGGCTATGAAGCGCAGTTGGTGAACGCGGTCATCATCACTCGCGCCCCAATTATCGGACGCCCCCAGTTTGTCTGGGAGGGCGATTGGAGCAAGTGGACGGGTAAGGGCGACAAAAACGCGACGCTGGCGGTCGTGGTGTCGGCGCAGTTCGTGGGCGATGAGCAGCCGACCGCGCTGCGGGTCAGCATGGCACAGGCTGGGGTCCGCAATTCGCCCAACTGGGAAACCGACCCAAAACAGCAACTGGCCTACCTGGCGATCAAACGCTGGGCGCGGCTGTACTGCCCGGACGTGCTGCTGGGTGTCTATTCCGCCGACGAACTGGAATCGCCGGAACCGTCGGAAGCGATTGCAGCGCCCGCGCCCGATCCCACGGCCACCGCTCGCCTGAAATCCCGACTAGCCCCGCAGCAGGCGCTTCACGCCCCACCGCCGGACATGGACGCCCAGACCGGAGAGGTCATCCCCGCAGAAAATGCCGCACCGACGGAACCCGCCGACCCCATTGCCGACCTGCTGCTGCTCATCGGCGAGGCGAAGACCGTGGCTGATTTGGAGGCGCATCGGGACGCGATTGTTGCGCTGACCAACGGCCACAAGAAACGCGCCCGCGAGGCATGGACGGCCAAAAAAGGGGAACTGATCGCTGCCAACCACGCCTAGGTGGTGCGGCTGTGAGACAAAAACCAGAACCAAAGCCGCCGATCCCAAAACGCCTGGTGTGTACCCGGTGCGACAAGGAACAGCCGATCCGGAATTTCTACCGAGAATCGAACGGGTTCAGCCACCGTCGGGAATGCAAGCACTGCAACATCGCTAGAATGCGGGCTCGGCGGGAAGAGCAGCTCAAGCCGATGTATGACCGCCTGATAGGCGCGCTGGCAACGCACGGCGCTCTGACGGCGGCCGAGGCGGCGTCGATCATCGGCATCGCGCGGCAACGTGCCGGCGCCCTGGCGCGGAATCTATTGCGGGACGGACGCCTGGAACTCTATCCGCACCCGGAATGCCCTCAGACGATGATCTGGCGGTTGCCCGAGGGGGGCGTACCGGTCGCCCCGGCGGCAGCCAGAGAGTTGCGCCAGCTCGACGGAGCCAGGCACAAAAACAACGAACAGCAGAACCGCTTGATGAGGATACTCCAGCAGCATGGCGCAATGCCCTGCCCAGAGCTGGCGAACGCGGCGGGGATGGCGGCAGTGCACGTCGGCCAGGTGATGAGGCCGCTAACCCGCATCGGCCAGGCGGTTCTGGTTCGGCGCTGGGGGATCAACGGGCAATCGCTGTACGCCCTGCCGGGCCATCCCATTCCTGAGCGCCCGGAACCAATGCCGGTCGATCCTGAGTTGCGGGCGAAGATTGCCGCCGATTGCGATGCATGGTACGCCAGCCTGGTGTCATCGGTAGCCGAGCGGGCGGCGCTGAGAAACGTGATGCGGGGGCGGGTGTGAGCGCCCCGCTGCTGACCCTGCCGGAAGCGGCGGAATTGGCCGAATAATTCACCTGCCCGGCCAATCCGGGCCCATTTTAAAATCAGAGACTGCCACTAATCCATCCTACATCCGCCCGGTTCACCGGGCATCCCATTAACGCACCGCCCCGGCAACGGGGCGACGGAGGATGAAATGAATAACCTCGAACCCCGTGGATTTACCGGCTTCGGAGCCGGACACTACACGCCTTGCGCGGCATGGCCGCAGGACGCACTGCCGCAGACGGACGGAGACCGCGCCCGCGACCCTGGCACCAGCGCCACCCTGGCGCTGAACCGCATGGGCTATCTCGGTCCAGGTGCTTGGGCCGATGCGGAGGGTGGGCTGATCGCTACCGGCCTATTGGATGCGCCGGTATGACCACCACGCCCACCGAGTTCCGCGCCCTGTTGCGGCGCGGCAAGCTGACCGGTTCCGCTGCCGCGTCTATCGCCGGGGTGAACCCCCGGACGATCCGCCGCTGGATCGGCGGCGATTCTAAGATTCCCTATTCCGCGTGGTCGCTGATTCAGACCCACGTCGAACAGAGAGAAATGATCGAGGAGGCGACCGCTGATCACGCCGCATGGATGGCGGCGATGGACGCTGACACCGCCGCCAAGCTGTCAAGGATTTCTTGACAGCTCACCGCGCCACGGATGGCGCTACCGGATGAACTAAACCTCATCCACCACCAGAGGCAAGGCCGGCGCTTCCCCGGCCAGTTTTCCGCCCTGCACAAACACCCGCGTCCCAATCGTCCCGGCCCCGGTCACCCATGTTCGGGACCCGCCCGGAAACTGCACCTGCGCCCGGCCAAATTCCGACGCCACCACATCGGCGACCAGCAACGGATCGTCTGGCATCAAATCCTTCCAGCGCGCCCACAAGTTCACCGCCATTATTGAGTTCTCCTTATTACCGCCAAGGGCCTGTGCGGCGCTCTAATTTCAATCCCTGCCTGACTGCCAATCCGCCGCCGTTGCGGCTGACCCCGATACTGGTTGACCTGACCACACCCCGAATCCCGGCGAACTCACAGAGCAGCCCGGGTCGCACCAGAGGGATGTTCGCGGTTCCGCCCAGAATCGTCTCGACACTGACCTCATAGCCTGGCCCGGCGCTTGCCAGTTCCGCTTCGGCCCGCGCCCTGGCGGCATAGCTATCGGTCAGCAGGCTATCCACTATCGGATCTGATGCGCACTTGTCGCCGGCGGTTCCAGATCGGGTCAGTTGCAGCAGCGCCCCGGTCGTGGTACCGGACACATACACCCGATTGACCGATGGCCGGTCATGGCTGGTTTGATTCCAACTGAGCAACGCCGATTCCGGCAGCACCACATCGACCTGCGATGCCGGCCAGTTCCAGGGCAGCGCCGGGTAGCGCGGGTACGCGGTGAAGGCGAATCCTGCCGGGTCGGAATAGAGGCACCCTTTCACCGCCGCCACCAGCCCGACCAGCCGATCAATCGGCGTCCCGGTCCGCAAGTAACTGCCCGCCGGCAGCAGCCACTGCGGATCGGTAGGCAACTGCCAGTCCAGCGACCAGCCGCTGTTATTGACGATGCTGTCGGCAATCTGCTGGGCAGTGCGCGGCGCGAGCTGTTCCACGGTTTCGGATGCCGTCCAGGGCGTCGTCAACCAGGCGCTGCGGCTGGTTCCCTTGGCGGATATGCGGTGGCTGTTAAAGCCTCGAGTCAGTTGCGGATCGTCCAGTATCCCGGTCCACAGGTGACCATTGATGTTGATCTCGATCTCTTTGGGGTACCCATTGCTATCCGGCTGGCACAGCGCCCATGCATCGGGACCGGCAAGCGACAGGCTGACAGACCATGCCCAACTATCGCAGTCGGTTTCTACCGATACTGCCGTCACCGGCAATTCCGTCCGGTCAGGCAAGAGCACCACGCTACAGGTATTCATCACGGCATAATATCTCCTATCGGTGATATCCCAGGTCGGGCGGGTATAGCCCAGATTCAGCACCAGCGGGCCGGCCTCGCGCCCATAACGCAAGTTGAGTCTCATCACCGTGGGCGGAATCGGCGGAATCGGCGGAATGGCCGGCGGTAGCCAGGCGTTATAGGCCAGCCCCGATTCATTCCAGGTCGTGACCCATCCGGTATCGACTCGCGGCCCGTCATTCATCCCGGAATCGAGGCGATACGGTAATGCCAGCCCATCCACAAAGGTCAGACTGACATCGGGAGCGAGGAGTGGCAATTGCGGTCGGTAACGCGACTCGGTAGCGCCTTCCATAAATCCGGCATCATTCCAGGCCGTCGCCATGATCTGTTGCGTCGCATCGGCCTGAATCCAGCCGCTACCCGATACGCCATTCAACGATCCTGCTTCCGTCCATGCGCTTGTTCCGATCCCTGTGCTGAGTTCTGTGATGGGTTTCCATGCCGAATCAGTAGCACCCGCCAGAATCGCAGCGGTAATGAATCTCGAATCTGCACCAGCAGTCAGAATCTCAGCATCCTGTAGCGGTTCATGCAGACCTTGATTCAGCAAGGCCCCATGCTGCCACGCAGACCCGCATTGTGCGGTCGTATCACTGAGCAGGTTCGGATCATAGGCCAGCGCCAGTGCGCCCCTGCATCCCGCTGTACGGCCCGCTGCATAGGCTTCAACCAGAATCGCAATCAGCGCATGGCCGGTAACTCGATTCCTACCGGAAATTACAGCAGTCCGGTCGCCAAACAGCGTCCCAAGATTCAGAACGAGTGCGCCGCTACTCCGCTGAGTCGAGAGATTCAGCGTCAGGGCCATTTCAGATTTCCGTCAAGGTGAAACTGATCACGCTGACAAACGCGCCTTCCACCAGATTGATGGCGCTGAGTTCAATCATGGCCCCACTGTTCGGAACTCCGACATCGCAATCCGCAATCGCCGCTCCGGTGGAATCGAAGGCCCGCGCCCAGACTGCTGTTCCACTATGAAGCACCAATGTCGCCTGAATCGTCCCTGCGGTGAAGACCCCATTCTCTGCAACACCAGCAGGATCGGGGAGGACGAAGATACAGAGCGCCACTTGACTACTAATCGCCGTGTCGGATGTCGCTGGCCGAGTCCCGGAATAAACCACCAGAGTTCCTTCCGTCAGCCAGTTCATGGTCAGTGTGGCCCGTAATGTGGCTCTGGCTTGAGCGAAGGCGAAAATGTTATCGCTCATGGCATCAACTCCGGCGTCACTCGATCCGCGCAGGCCGGGTCAAGCCACGGGTCATTCGCCAGATCATCCAGTTCCATGACGATGTAGGCTTCCGGGGCGTTCTTCAAATCAGTGAAGGCGAAACTTCCGTCCGTTGCCGACCAGACTTCACGAATCAGGATTCCACTGCGCCGATCATGCAGGCGGATTCGTTTTCTGGACGATGCGCCGAGGCGTTGCGCCGTGCCGACAATCTGATAGCGCCCGCCAAATTCAATATCACAGCGCAGACTGAGTTGATGAATAACCCCAGCCATAGCTATCTCCAAGGCCCGCTAATATCTACTGCTATCGAATAAGCGTTGCTCGCACCTTGCCAGACACCATGAATCAGTAGCGTCTTTCCG